AAATGGAAGACATCCTTGCAGAGTTAAATCAAAAATTTGCAGGACAAGCCACGGCTCGACTAGATACCTATGCAGGCAAAATGGATTTATTGCGTGTGGCAGCAGCAGATGCAAGTGAAACTATTGGGAAAAGTTTAGTCGATGCAATAAGCAAATTAGGTAAAGATACAAGCATAGAAAACTTAACTAAAGACATAGATGCATTAGCTACAAGTATTGCAAGTGTTGTTACTGGTGTTGGCGCTTTAATTGGCGTTTTAAGCGACCTACGCAACGCACCCGGCATAAAGCAGATAATAGATGTTTTAAGGTTTGGCAATTTATTTGATATGTTAAAAAAGTTGGGCGAATTGTCTCAACCTGCACCCACATCTAATTTTACTTATTCACTAGGCGCTAGTGCTACTAAAGATATAGAGCGTGTTAAAGAAATTACTAGGCTAAAGACTTCTAACAAATTACGCCAAGACGAAATCAACAAGATGAAGGCTAAGACCGAGGTAGATAAACTAGAAGAAAAATTTAATGTTGAGCGCATAGGTTTAATGAAGGCGTTGGCTGAGGCTACAGATGCCGAGACCAAACTACGCATACAGGCGAAGATAGCAATACTAGACAATAATGAGGCTTTGGCTAAGAAATACAATGCAGAGTTAAATGCTAAAACAGCAACCGATTTATTAGCCACTGCTGCTACCGATGCTGCTAATGCCCTTAATACTTTACCTAATAAATACGATCAAATTTTTACAAACCTTACAAATTACTTTAAAACTATGGGAATTGAAGCAGGCGCAGCAGCAGGCTTGGCTGCCTCATCTGCAAGATTACAGGCACAGGCTGATGCATTTTTTGCGCAAGCAGGTCAATATGCCGTGCCAGGTGGAATGCCATCTAGTGCGACAACAGCTGCCGCAGCAGCAGCACCTACAGTAGTGCCACAGGTAACAGTCAACACAGGCGCAGTATTAACTAGCGAGCAAGACCTAAGCATCTACATACAAAATGCTTTAGGTCAAATTACTAAACTTGGTAATGGAGCATTAGTACCTGCTGGCTCGATTGCTTTCCAATGACAGTACCAATAGTTAACGCTTATATTAACTTCTCTACTGGGCCAGCCTTTGCCCAGGCGATGATCTTAGATACTGGCATATTAGACGTAAACATATTAGAAGACTCAGCAGCCATCATTGTTGACGTATCAAATCAAATCAATTTTATACAAACCACCAGAGGCCGTAATGCTTTATTTGACCAATTTCAAACAGGCCAATTAACCTTACGCATAGTAGATCAAAATGGCGATTTTAACCCAACCAACCCACTAAGTCCTTACGCTCCCGACCTAACACCTATGAAAAAGGTGCAGATCACTGCAACCTATGGCGCTACGACTTATCCTATATTTTCAGGGTTTATTACAAGCTATGTTAATACTCAACCTAAAGATGCTACAGAGGTAGCCTATACAACCATACAAGCTGTAGATGCGTTTAGATTAGCCAACAATGCACAGATCACTACTGTGGCAGGTGCTACTGCTAACGATCTAAGTGGCACACGTGTAAATCAAATTCTAGACCAAATCGACTGGCCAGCAACTATGCGTGATATTGATGCAGGTCTAACTACGCTGCAAAATGATCCAGGCACATTACGCACTTCACTAGGCGCCTTGCAAACTGTAGCCCAGTCAGAATATGGGGCACTATATGTAGATGCTAATGGGGAATTTGTATTTCAAGATAGAGCTGTAACCGCTGGCTCAATAGGTGGCACAGTAACTACCTTTAACGATAATGGCACAGGTATTCCATACGCTAACGCTAATTGGAAACTAGATGACACCCTAATCTTCAACTCATCTACTGTTACTAGGACAGGTGGCACGCCACAGACTGCTATTAACCAGCCTTCAATCGATAAGTATTTTATCCATAGTTACCAGATTCAAGACTTGCTAATGCAAACCGATGCCGTAGCCTTAGATTATGCCCAGGCTTATACAGCTAGTAGAGCCGAGACCAGCGTGCGATGCGATTCTATCGAGTTAGACCTATACACGCCTAACTACAATGCAGGCATTATTGCAGCCCTAAACTTAGATTTCTTTGACCCTATAAGAGTAGTCACTACTCAGCCAGGTGGATCTACCCTGGACAAGACCTTGCAGATATTTGGCGTGCAAAACGTGATTACACCCAACAGCTTTAGAGTGGTCTTTACGACCTTAGAACCTGTAATAGACGCTCTAATTTTAAATAACAATATCTACGGCACTTTAGACTATAATGTGCTCAGTTACTAAGGAGTAAAAATGGCAGCAGGATTAGGCTTTAAGGATTTTACGACAGGCGAGGTATTGACCGCAGCCGATGTCGATGGCTACTTAATGCAAGGTATCTGGGTGTTTGCTAGCAACGCTGCTAGGGATGCAGCTGTGACAGCACCAGCAGAAGGTAACTTTGCATTTACTAAAGACACTAACAGTTTATGGTATTACGATGGCGCAGCTTGGGTTGCATCGGGTGCTACTGGTGATATTGAAGGCGTAACCGCTGGCGTAGGTATTTCAGGTGGCGGCACTTCTGGCACAGTCACAGTTACAAACTCTATGGCAACAGAGATAGATGCTAAAGGTGATTTAATTGGTGGTACTGGTGCAGATACATTTGCAAGATTAGCAGTCGGCGCAAATGACACAGTTCTTACGGCTGATTCCTCAACAGCAACAGGATTAAAATGGGCAACTCCTGCTGGTGGCGGTGGCTTTACTTCTTTAGCAAGTGGCAGTTTAAGTGGCACTTCAACAGTTGTTAGCATAACAACCACAGGATACAAACAATTAGTTGTATATGTTAAAGATGTTACCGCAAGTGCTGATTATTTCCCAACAATGCGATTGAATGGTGATGCTGGAACTAATTATTCACTCTTTTTTCAGTATCAGACTTCATCAACGGCTGTAGCAACAAGTATGCAAACCAATGCTCAGGAGTTTTATGTAGACCAACTTAATTCATCAAGTGCAGATAATTTTTCAGTATTTACAGTTTATGACCCAGCAAATTCTACCACTTATAAAAATTGTAATTTTTGGATCGCTGGAAGAAATTCAGGAGATACTTATCATCAATCTCAATGGGGATATGGTCAATGGAGAGATACTAGCGCAATAACTAGCGTAACATTTACTGGACTAGGTGGAGTTACTTATTCAACTGGAACTTATGAAATATATGGGGTGAAATAATGTCAAAACCAATGATTAGAATTGTTGAACTTGATGGAACTGTTATTGATAGAGAATTAACAGATGCAGAACTCGCACAACATCAATTAGATATTGAAAAAGGCGAAGCAAGAAAAGCCGAAGCCCAAGCAAAAGTTCAAGCAAAAACTGAATTACTAGAACGTTTAGGTATTACTGAGGATGAAGCAAAACTCCTTCTCAGCTAATGCAACCTAAATTATGTGCAGCTGGCGTGCAGTTACGAGATCAAGTTGATACGTGGTTTCCAGATCGGTGTACTAAAAGTCCAGAAGGATGGCTGGGCGATAGCCGTCACTCCGCCAGAAAATCGGATCATAATCCAGACGAGTTCGGGTGGGTCAGAGGTCTTGATCTTAATTCTAGGCTGGAGTCATCCGACAGCCTCGCACCTTATCTGGCTGACCAGATCAGAATCGCAGCCAAACAAGATCCACGCCTATCATACGTCATCTATAACGGGCGAATATGCTCAAAGATATTAAACTGGCGCTGGCGTAAATACAAAGGCATTAATCCACACAAACGACACATACATATTAGTTTTACAAAGTTAGGCGACCTAGATAATAGGCCGTTCGATATACCACTAATAGGGGGCAAGATATGAAGATAAGCAAAAAACAGAAGGCAATACTAAAGTCATACGCACGTGGCGTATTGGTATCATTTTTAACATTCTTGGCAAGTAATGAATTAGGTTTAGACCCAGCGCTATCTGTAATAATTGCAGCACTCGCAGGGCCAGCAGCTAGGGCTTTAGATAAATCCGATATTGCCTATGGCATCGGTGCTAATGAAAAATGAGTCCTACAGAATGGGCTGGCTTTGGCGCTGGCGTTATGGCCGTGCTATCAGGCGGTCTAATAGGATTACGTTTCTTAGTTAAAGGCTGGCTTAATGAGTTACGCCCAAATTCTGGCAGCTCGATAAAAGATGCCGTTGACAGAATCGATCAGCGAAGTTTAAGGCTGGAGAAGCGTGTCGATGATCTGTTTGTTTTGATAAATAAGTCATAATTTTAATATGGCAACCACACGTAAACGCAAAAAGATAAATAGGCGCAGGGTGCGTAGAACACCTGACCCATTATCTAAGTTAGAAGTGTTTTATATTGCCAAGCACGAAATGTATAAAGCTGCACGCAAGGCTGGTTTTAGCGAGTCTGTTGCGTTGTATCTAATGGATAGCCCAGAGTCTATGCCCGATTGGGTAGTAGGCGATAAGGGCATTATCCCAGTTATTCCAACTCCTAGTGAGGAAGAAGATTAAGCGCTACTTAGTTATCAGTGATTTACAGGTGCCATTCCACCACGAAGCAGCTGTGAAGAATGTTATTAAGTTAGCAAGGCGGGAGAAATTTGATTCAGTATTGGTGGTCGGGGATGAAATTGATTTTAATACAATTAGCAAGTGGGCTGAGGGCACACCTTTGGCTTATCGGCAAACCATTCACGATGATCGGGAACTTACTAAGTCGATACTGTGGGATCTCAGTGAGTACAGCCGAGAGTGCCATATTATCCGCAGTAATCATACTGATCGCTTATATAACACTTTGCTTAAGGTGCCTGGGTTAATCAGTCTCCCAGAGTTACAGTACCCAGCCTTTATGGGATTCAAAGATATGGGTATGGAGTACCACAAGACCGCCTATGAGTTTCACCCAGGCTGGATGTTAGCCCACGGCGATGAAGGCAATATGTCTCAACACGCTGGTATTACAGCTCTTAACCTGGCTAAAAAATGGGGTAAATCTGTGTTGTGTGGCCACACCCACAGACTAGGTATGAGTGCCTATGCAGAGGGCGTAGGAAGCCATTACAGGGCCTTATATGGGGTTGAGGTAGGTAATCTTATGGATAGGAAAAAAGCCTCTTATTTACGCTATGGAAGCGCTAATTGGCAGATGGGTATTGCTATACTAGAAGCCATAGGTAAGACCCTGACACCAACCCTGGTGCCAGTAAATAAGGATGGCTCATTTACAGCATTAGGCAGACACTATGGGGCTTAATACAGAGTACGCCGAGCGCACTATCGATGACCATATCGATGACCTCGAAGATATTAACGTTATCTAATCGTTATACAAAAACAACCCTAAACTATCCACAAAGTCGTACACAGGTGCAACACTATGCCTGTGCCACAAAGTATGTGGTCACAGATTGGGCTACAAATGACTATGGAAATCGCAGTTTATTTATTTATAGGTTCAAGTATGGCGTATTGGCTGGTGCTAATGCGTATAGATGATATGAAACAAACACATTACTGGCGTGGGCGCAAAGATGGCTTTGATATGCACCGCAGAATGATCCAAAACAAGATCAAAACCGATGAGGTATTTGACTATGACAAAAACTGAGAAGCTGCTAGCAGATGTTGTCGATTTGGTGCATACAAGGGGATCGGTCTATGGTCACCCTTACACAAACCATAAAAGGATCAGTGAATTGTGGTCGGCATACCTCGACCATCCAGTTACGCCTAGTCAAGTCGCATTATGTATGGCGCTCGTCAAGGTTTCTAGGCTTACTGAGTCTCCAGGCCACAGTGACTCGATCATCGATGCACTTGCTTA